TTTGATTTAAAGTCCTCATTTATTTGAGGACTTTTCTTTTGCCCAAGTTTCTATATTATTTATATGGAAGATATAAAAATAGAAATTTACAAAGAAACTGAAATCAAAGACGATAAGGACATCTTTTACCTTGGAAAAGTCCTTAAGAAATTAAATGAAATGTGCAACGGGGAAGAAGATCTTGACAAGGTACGTTGGCTTTGTGACGAGATTGAACGTGTTGAAGAAATCGAACAGAAAGCTTATGAATACAATGCTGAACAGATTGCAAAGAAATTAGAAGCAAAAGAGAAAGCTTATGAAGCAAAAAGTTTTGGACCCGAAAGTGATGCTTATGGTATTCTTAAATGGCTTACTCAATGTGCAGATGAAGGTAAAAACACTTTCCTCAGAACTGATGATTTTGGATATGGAGAAAATTGGAAGAAAGAAATTCCAGAATGGTATTTGAAAGATACCGATGACGATCATAAATTGTTGGATCGTTATTATGGAGCAATGGGGGATTTGGAAGAACTCTTTCATCACCTTGCTTACTTTACAGAAGACGTTTCTCGTCATTTCCCAGAACAGCGATTGTTTATCAAGTTTGATAAATATACTTTTGAATTTAATTACATTACCGGTCAGGGTTCAGATTTCTCAGTTTCTGTTGTAGAAAAAGCTAGACCGGAAGTTTATAAAGAGCATCCAATAAGACTTGCAATTGACTATGAAAAAGCTGTAGAACTTTCTAAAGCAAGTGCTTACCAGCAGGCCCTATATTATGCAAATGAAGTACTTGAGATTCCTCAGGAGGATTTAATTACAACAATGTTTAAAACAATGTTCATATTAGGCCAGGCTACCGCAAGAGTTGGATTCCTCGATTTTCTTAACAAAGATAATTTCAATGAAAGATTGGAGAAATTGTAATGGGTTATATCACTAAAGATTGCTACGATGCAGATGAGTGTAGAATTTATTTCAAGGGTTGGACTTATTTTAGCAATCCTGAAATTAAAGACTTCACAGATGTTATTATGGAATTGAAATCATCTGGTAAAGATTATTTGGCAGACAGATTGACTAAGTTCATGAGAGCTGCTGAATTTACTTTAAAGATTCGGCTTCAGGAAAATAAAATTAAATTCAGTGGGGATTATCACCAAAACGGGGATTACGGTACACCTGTATTTGAAGTAAAAGGTATGGGTAACTATGAAGTAGAAGATGGTGAGACGCTCAACGGAGTTTATAAATGGACTTGTTCTTTCAGATACTGGGGAGGTATTATGGAAGAATGTGGATATGGAAAAACTTATATGGATTGGGCTTGGGGAAATCCATCAGATGGTAATCCTACTTATCCAGATAAGATTATGGGAGAACAATGTATTAAATGTTTACCTGAAGGGGTCGGCGTAGTTGCTGATGCTTATGATCCTGAATTTGATGTTCCTATGGGGGATTAAAAATGAGTTATTATATTATTCCAATTGCTTTATTAACCGCTTGCGTTATTTACGATGCATGTAAAATGTTTTCAACAAAACCTACAGTTGTAGATTGCGGGGAATATACTGTAGAAACTAAAGACAAAAAAGAATTGTTTAAAGCTAATATGATTCAGCATTACCATTACAATGTGGCTCCTTATTTTGAAGAAGCTTTCAAAGGTAATAAAGAAATGGTATATGCTGCAAGAAATGCTTATATAGATGTCTATAAAGCAAGAGATGGTTTTGTACCTTTCAGTGCTATTCAAGAAATTCGCTGGGAAGTACAGGATATGTTTGATCCTCCTAAACCTTTAGGAAATGCAATCCATTATGAATTTGCAGACGGGGTAAAGAAATGATGAAAGAAACTATTATAAGCCTTTTATGCGCACTTGTAATAATGATTTTAGTAAGCTTGGTATGTAAAGTTTTTAAGAAACTTGTAATAAAAAGAAGGGGTTTTGATAAAGAATCTATTAAAGAGATTGAAACCGCTCTTTCAGAATTACTTCGTACCAAAGGTTGTATCGAAGACTTTATGGGTAACTGTGAAACTAAATCAGTTTACATTGTGGAAATGGATAAACCAGATGAATACCATTTAAGACTTTTTGCAACCCAAAGTTATATACTCCCCGATGAAGGCTTTTACTTACAGATATTTTTCAAAAGCGGGGAGAGAGCAGAATGGAGAAGTGACCAACACGATGAATCTAAAAACTGGACAAACTGGGATGGAAACCGACGTTGGGTTGTTTTTGATCCTATAAAAATAATGGATTCGGATTTATATGAAGCTACTGTAGAAAAAGCATCTTATAAAATCATTGAAGATAATTTACCAAAAATATTAGATGCAATTAAACAAGTAATTACAAATTATAAAAATGCCCAGTTTATGAAAAAAGAAAATTTTGAAATGAATCTTTCGGAGGAAAAATGAGTTCCACTATTAAATCATTGTTAGATGATTATGCAAGATGTAAACAAGTTACTTTAGAGGCCCGTAGAAAGTACAACAAAGAAAGAGAAGTGGCTATGAGATTCCTTCGATATGAAAATCAAACAAAAGAAAGGATTGAAGAAAGGTTTGCTAAAGTCGCCATAGAAGAAGCGCATGGTTATTTTAATGGAGATGGCTCAATCCCTTCTTCTAATCGTGCACATTATTATAATGCATATTTGGTACCTCTAACAATGTGTAAAATAAATGTGATAAGAAAAAATCAAGCCGATAGATGTAGAGAAGCAAAAGCCTTTGTTAAACATCGTCAACGAATTGAAGAAAGGGCTAGAACTAAACTCTTAAAATTCTTTGATGATAGAACAGTTTACTTTATTGCTTCTGTTAGGGATGTTAAACAAGAAGTAGCCGATTGTGTAAAAGAAGCAAAAGGACTTCCAAAAGATTATAAATATGAAAACCATGATGCAAGGACTTGGGGATTCTATTATGATTTCAATAAAGCTTTCAAAGCTGTTACTGAAAACTGGACAGATTTATGGGAATGTAATTACTACCAATATGCAGTAATTGAAGCTCACGAACAAGGTCTTTTGGGATTAAAAGATCCTTTTGATAAAGTAAATTGCATGTGGTTCGAACCTATAGTAGAAACTGATGAAAAAGGTCAAAAATATTGTAAAGGTTGGAAACTATGTGAAACTCCAAAATGGGCTGAACATACTTGCGGTTGGTGCTTGAGTTAGTACCTTTTCTATACTTAAAATGTATACAGAAAATACGCATCTATTAAGAAAGTCGTTATCCTATACAAGGAGTATATTTTATGAAGAAAACCAATGACATTAAAACATTGAGTGACATGTTTGGACCTGCATCCGTTTCAGAATCCCTTTTACCTAAAACACCTAAGTCTTTTAAGAAAGATAATAAAAGACTTGAAAGTATTGTAAAAGCATCTTCTTTGGATGAGAAGGGTTGGGTTAAGTTTTTTAAAAAAGATCCTGAAGGAGCTAAAGCAGCCTGGGTAGATGCAGAATTGGGAAGTTGCGATATAAGTACAGGCAAGATTCATTATAAGTACGATCATTGGACTAATGGATGGGTTGAGTATAAAGAACCTAAATCTACCTATAAGAAGTCAGCCATTTCTGCTTTGACAAACGGAGAAGAAGCTAAAATGGTTCCTACTCTTAGTTATAGAATTAAGAAAGCCTGGGAAGATCATAAGATTAAAAAGGATTGGGAAGTAAACAATAAGAAAGCAAATACCCTTGTCGATAATACTGATGAAAGTTTTGGTGCATTGACTTTCAAGGATTTGGAAGCCATGGATGCAGAATATGTAAATGACCGTCGCAAAACAGATCCAACTTACAGAATGGGTAAAACAAATCTTACCAGAGATGAGATGATTGAAATGGCCGATTTTGTTTATGAAAAAGATCCTGTAACAACGCCAGTAGAAAAGAAATAATTTTTAAGGAGGTACAAAATTGATGCCTAAGTCAAGTTTTGATACATTTTGGAATGGTCTAGGACACGATCAATATAATGAAAAAAGTTTCCGCAATTATTTGGGAGAAAAAGTAAACGAACATTATGAAGCAGGAGAGTGGTTTGAACATTATATATCTTTCTTGAAACATAATGAAGACCCTGCAGCTTCTACAGAATTTGATCTCGGTGATCTGCATGGGTATTACCCATTTGCAGTATTCTCTAATCTTCAATGGACAAATGGAGATAGTTTCCTCAATAATAAAGAGAAAAAATATTTCTATCAAAGAGATCCTTTACTTATTTCGAATGATTGGCATTTCGAAAGAGGATTCAAAAATGAAAACTTTGCAAGGGAGTATGTTCATTTTATGAATACCAAGAACGTAGAAAGTAATTGTGACAAAACAACTGATTGGAAAACTGTAATGCAATGGATGATTGACGATCATGTAGTTTATTGTCAAGCCCATGAAGGGGAGAATTGGTTTAAAGTAGATCCTAACAATTTCAGTTATAGAGCGGGAATGAAATTCTCTTGCGGGCATCCAAATACTTACATCGTTAAAATGAATCCTGTACCCTTAGTAGGGTTAGAGGATATCGATCACTGGTTTGAGAATTTCATGGATTATATTAAAAACCATCCAGAATTATTCATGATTACAAAAGAGTAGCTTTTCGAAATTTGTTCCTCCGGAATTTTCTATATTATAATAGGAGGAACAAATACATGTCAGAAGAAATGAAATCAGCTTCTAATCCAATCGAAAGGCTCACTGATGAAAATTACAGCTCAAAATTGGATGAGCTTTATAACGGATCTGCATTGACTTTTATAGGTGTTGTACCTGAAGAAGCTCCTTTGTGGATTGGATTCTTCAAAGATTTTACAAAAGTAAATGAAAATGTAACTGCATATCTTTTCTCAGGAAAGATGATGAATGATAAGTACGGCCTTACAGGGGATAATGCTTATCCAGAAGATTTGAATATTCTTTCAGTTCCGCTTGATGCTTTTGAAAATGCAGGAAAAATTGCACTTCCAAGACTGCAGATTGGTGGACGCTGGTTTGATGATATTGTAGATAATAATGCACGTCGAGAAAGAAACTAATTAAAATCTAATCCGTAGTTTCATGGCAGTGAGGGTTCAGCTATATTAAACCTTGACCTGCAAGTAAGTAACCTAGGGACAACACTCACAGTAAGACATCCTAGGCGAAAGCGAATAATATTTACGGGGGTGTAAAGGTTTCGACCTGCAACTCAGTAACAGATAAATCAAGCACAGTGGTTAGTGTACCCTAAAAGCACCGTAAGTAAACGACGAAACAGAGTACGAAGACTTGGCAATGGTTGCGTAAGCACCATTTCAAGTTCTAGAGCCAAAACAGAGCTCTAGCGGGTTTTAAGTGAACGAGTCACAATAGCTTATATACTTGAAAGATTGCGATGACTAGTAAAGAGTAGAGGCGGAGCGAGAGCATGTATCTCTTTACGAAAGTGGCTTGTAAAAGTCACGTACTTGGGCAGAATCCGGTAGCTATCCCGAATCGAAAACTAGCTTAAGCTTGTATAGAAGTTTATTTGTAAAAGGTTGTATGGGACCCGAGTTCAATTCTCGGCATCTCCAGGTCCGAACTTTTTCGCTAATTATAATATGGTTAGCGAAAAAAGAGTTCGGTATATTTATTGCATAACTAATGTAATAAATGGTAAAAATTATTTCGGTAAAAGAACTGTAAGTACTAAATGTAAAAATTTGGCTTCAGATCTTTATTGGGGTTCTGGTACTCTTCTTAAAAAGGCCCAGAAAAAATATGGTTTAGATAACTTTAAAAAAGAAATAATCCTTTCCGGAGAGTTTTCTAAAGAACAAATTAATCGTTTTGAGAAATGTATTATTGCAACCCAACGATTAATTGGTAAAGCCGAATATAATTTAGCTGACGGAGGGGATGGCGGAGACAATTCTAGATTTATAGATTACGATTTTGCTAAAAAGCGGCAAAAAGAAACTTATGAAAAACTTAGAGAAAAAGATCCTGATATTTTCAAAAAGAGGTCTTTAAAAACTGCCAAAACCTGTAAAGAAAAAGGTATAAGTTTTTCACACCCATGCTCTTGGAAAGGTAAATCAAATCCTTACCTTTCAGAAGAAGGCAGAAAGGCAATGTCAGAAAATGCAAAACGGCATAACGCAAACAGGAGTGAAAAAACTAGAGCTAAAGTAAAAGCTTCTTTAAAAGCTTTATACGCAAACGATTTAAAAAATAGGATATCTAAAGTTCAATCCAAGATACTTGAAGGTCTTCAAACCAATATGAAAATCGAAGAATTATCCAAGCATGCGGGGTTCGGCTCCCCAGCACAATTAAGAATGTGGCTTGTAAGGCACAACCTTAAAACTCTTCCAATTTTAAGGGAACAATTTAAAGAAACAGGGACTATAATTTTATAGAGGTATTTGTTTCTAAGTTTCTTGAAGCTTCCTTCAAAGAAATGGGGTTAAGTCATCCTACTTAACTTAAACAAAGTAAGGCGTCAATTACGCAATTGAAAATGCTTGCCCGTTTTCTAAATATTAATGAAACTTGGTGGTGGAGGATATCCATTCCGGGTATCCCTAAAAGGAACTACGAAAGTAGTTCCTTTTTTTTTGGATTTTTATTAAACGATTGGAGTTGAGTGGGAGTCAATTTCTACTACGGTTTCTTCTTCCTCTGTTAATTCTTTTCTTATATCGGAAAGAAGCTTTGAATAAACTAATACTTGATCTGTTAAATAACCTGCCAATATTTTATTAGGGGTACCGGTATATGATTGCAATTCAAGTTCGTCTAAACTTTTTGTTATATTTTCCTTCAACTTTTTAAGCTTCAAATCAAAATTTAATTCTGCCATTTATTAAACCTCTTCGTCATTATTATAGAAATGATATCTATAATAATTAGGAGGAGATACCATTTTGAAAGTATTAGTAATCCCAGACGTACATGGCAATGAAAGAGTATTAGAAAACGCAAAAAAGGTTTATGGAGAAGGTCGTGCAGATAAAGTAATTTTCTTAGGCGACTATTGTGATAGTCATGATACATTTAATACATGGAGTGACCAGAAAAGAGAACTCGAAAAGATAATGGAATGGAAACATGCAGTCAACCTTGTTAACCCGCATACAGTTGATACATTATTTGGTAATCACGATTTATCTTATATGGGTAATTACGGTGGAAGGTCTTGTTCTCAATATCAACATTTTTCAGCTAAAGATATCCAAGATACATTAACAAATATGTTTGAAGAATTTGAACCATTTGTTATTGTTGATAAATGGTTATTCTCTCATGCAGGGGTAACTCAGGAATGGTTGAATGACCCTATGCACGCCAGTGTTTTCTTCCCAGAATTAACAAACAGTAGCTTGGATAAGATTAAAGAAATATTCCATAATCATAATTTGACAGTGTTCAATTTTAATGGAGATGATCCGTACGGGGACGATTCTTATGAAACTTGCATGTGGATTAGGCCGCCATCTTTAATTCGTTTTGGAATTGCAGGTTACAATCAGTGCGTTGGTCATACTGCATTAGATGAAAACATGATGGAGTATTGGAATCTTGAATCCCGAATTGTTAAAGCAAAAGATTGGTGGGATAACAAAAAGTTTTATAAGTATCAATACGAAGAGGGTAATGAACCTGATAACTTAGATTGTACATATGTATTCTTAGATTCTCCGGAACAAGAATATTATGCTATAATAGATACAGAAACAAATGATGTAAAAATCATCAATTATTAAAAAGGAGTCGCTATGGTTAAGAAAGAAGGAACTACAGCAAAAGAACGTGTACAGATGGAACTCGAAGAATTGAAAGAGCGTAATGAAAAGCTTGGAAACTTGCTCGGCAAGATCAAATCCGATAATATGCCAAACCATCAAAAGCTTTTAGATTCTCTTTCTAATGAACAGAAAAAGCTTTTGAATAAGCAGTTTAGAATCCAGAAAGATTATATCAGGGTACTTGAAAAGCGCCTTAAGATTTGGGTGGACGAGTAATATGAGTAGGGGATATGCCATTGTAAATCATAATGAAAAATTTTTTCTAAATCTTTGCGGGCATTATTCCCTTGTAGATAGCTGTCAAGATGCTACTATTTGGGATGAAGAAGCTCACAAGGAAATGTGGTTTTATGTACAGGAACTAAAGGCCTCTACTAACCAGTCTTGGTATGTAAAGGATTTAAGTTTCAATAGGTATATAAAAACTCCTCCCGTAGAAGCCAGAACTGTAATAGTATCTTTACATGGTACTTGGGAAAATGAAGATAGGCAAGTTGTATTAGAGCCAGAAACATTTGGAGAAGCATTTGCCGGTAAAAAATTCAAACCCCTCAAAGTTTGGTATTATGAAATATTTACTAAAGGTACTAAAAAGTTCATCCCAGTAGCAGAAGTAGATGGAAAATACTATCGTTATAAAAACTCTTTAAGAGATATGAAAGATAGTTATACCGAAGAAATGTGGCTTTGGTAAAGGATGTAAAAATGGACGAATTGGAATTAAAAACATTTGATTCACCAACTCATATACCTCCAGAAGAGAGATTAGCAGAGTTGGAAGAAGTACTTCAAAGTAATATAAACAGGTTAAATATCGACGCCGATTTGAATTTACCTGATTTTATTATTGCAGAATATTTGGTAGCAGAATTGAAAAACTTGGCACTATCAAAGTCAAGTTATGAGATGTGGAAAAATGGTTAAAATAGATACAACAGATAACAGTCAGGATTCAAAAAACAGAGCTATACCTATCATACTTTCTCCGGATAGGGAAAAAATGTTAATAGGTAGAGCTCCTAACAAATCTAAATCTAAACCCCATACTTGGGACATTGTAGGTAAAGGGCACATTGAATATGGAGACGATCCTGCAGAAACAATTGTAAGAGAAGCTTATGAAGAAGGGGATTTAGATATAGAAGGTGTACCAATGACTTACCTTGGAAATGTTAAATATGGAGAAGGTAAAGGATTTATTTACGTTTTGGTATTACCAGAAGAGCCTAATAAGCTTGAATGCCATGCAGTATTTGATTGGTTTGGTAAACAATTACCTGAGTTTGTTGAATACCAATGGGTTAGATTTGATGAAGCAGAAGAGTTTCTTTATAAGAAACTTGGAGAAGCTTTGTTTAAGAAAAACGTTCCAGGGTTAGGAAATACTTTTATTGGTAAAGTAAAAGACATGATAAAATCGGGCATCTTGTAAGGCCTTATTCTATATTTGTTTTATTAAGGAGTTATAAAATTATGGATGCTAAAAGAGTAGCAGTTTTATATTCAGGGGGGCTTGATTCTACTGCAATGTTGTTTCAAGCAGTAAAGCAGTTTGGAGCTGAAAATGTAGTTGCAATTTATACTTATTTCGGTCAGCGCAATGTAAACGATGAAAAAGAATCTTTTGAATATTTCACTAAGAAGCTTGGAGTAACTCAGACTAAGGAATTGAATCTTAAGCAGATTTTTGAAGATGTTTCAATGGAAGAAGTAACTGGGGATAAAAGTACTCCAAACGGTACTCGTAAAATGTATAATCGTAACATGGTATTAATTGCATGTGCAACTGCAAAAGCAATGCAGATGGATTGTACAGTATTGTGGCATGGAGCCCATTATTCAGATGCGGCTGGAGGATTTGTAGATTGTACTGAAGCTTTCTATACAGCGGCTCGTAATTGCGTAAGCGTTGCTTATCCATGGTTCACAATTGAAATGCCTTTGATTGAAAAGACAAAAGATGAAGTAATTAGATGGGGTATGGAAGCAGGTATGACTCGATTGGATATCCCTCATACTTGGAGCTGTTATAGAGCTAGTACAGGAGAAAAGTATACTGTAGATGGAATCGAATTTAAGAAACCATGTAGAGAATGCGAAACCTGTCACGATAGATATGATAACGGTCTTGCAAAGATTTTCCCAGATATTTATTAATGGAGATTGAAAATGGAAAACGTTAAGAATGCAGAAGAGTTGCTCGACGAAACAGTTGAAGTACTTGAAAACAAAAAGATTGCTTCTAAAGCTCTTAAGGAAATTACTAAAAGAGTAATGGAAGAAGCAGGTGGAGCAGATAAGACAAACTGGAGCAAGACTCGTAAATATTACAAAGATAAGGGTAAAGGATGGGTTGCAGGAGATCCATTGTTCTTGGATAAAGAAGCTAAGAAGAAGGACCCGCTTTCATCAAAGTTTAAAGGACTTTATGATACAATTGCAGCCATCGAAGAGTTTAACATGTCTTCTATGTTAGACGATTACTTTAAAGCTTTGGCCGATAAAGGTATCACAATCACTATTGATTCTGAAAAGTTTGCGCATGCGGACATCGGAGAAGAAGCTGTAAACGATGCTTTGGATAGTTCTAAATCTTATATGGAAACAATCGATTCCTATAATGATGAGATTAAAGACGAACATGCACCTAAATCAGAAGAGTTGAACTTTGCTCCGGCTGGAGAGTATACAGGATTGGTTAAAATCTTTGTGAGAGGAATGAAAGGTAAAGATGTAGGGGATGCAGTTCAGGATAAGGTAACTTATTGTGAAATGACAGAAACCGCTTACAACCTTGTAAAAGATTATATTGATGCTAATGCACCAGTAGAAGATGAATAAAAAAAAGGAGGATCATAAATGATCACAGTTATTGCTTTTGCTGCAGTTGCAGTTGTAGGATTGATGGAACTTGTTAAAATCTATCTTCCAGAAGGCACAAGTGCAAAGGTTAAGGCAACTATTTCATTAGTTGCTTCAGTTGTAGTTCCTGTAATTCTTGGAGTTACAGGTCTTGGTGGAAAGCTTACAGTAATCCAGTATGTAGGTGCTGTAGCAGGTACAGTTACTTTGGTACAGGTTGCTTATAACTTCGTATTGAGTTTGCTTAAGGCACTTACCAAAAAGCTTAAAGCTGAAGTAGCAGAAGTTTTGAATAAGAAGTAGTTTAAACTTCTTATCATTAAAAAGGTGTAGGAAACTACACCTTTTTCTCATTTTAAGGAATTCGAGATTCCTTTTTAAGCGATATTATTACAGAAGATAAGGAGAATATTATGGCAAAAGAAAAATCACTTTCACAGCAGAGACGCGAAAAATCACAGAAAGGTGAAACTATTGTAGAACACCCAATAACAGAGAATACTCCAAAAAGTGCATTCGATCAGCGCATCGATGCAGATATTGCGCTTTTGAATCATTATATGACTTTGGATAAATATTTTGAAAAGGAACTTCATTATATCAATGATGATGAATTGAGAGAAGCCATAACTTCTTATATTGCAAGACAGCCTAAATTCAAAATGGAAAGACCTACTTCTTCTACAGGTAAGTATCATCCAAGTTGGCAGAATGGGGAAGGAGGAAATGGTCGCCACACAAAGAATGTTGTAAAAATTCTTCAGGTATTCAATAGAGCTTATCCTAATTTGAAATGGGATGAAGTTTATGCTGCAGCAATCCTCCACGACATGTCTAAGTATACAATTTGCAGTGATGAACATACACATCCAGAACATCCAGCAATTGAAGCAAAGAATGTTTTGGAATACAGTAAGAACTTTAATCGTAAACTTAGAAAGCAGTTTAAGTTTATTGCACATTTGATTAAGTGGCATGATGGTCGCTTCAATTGTGAATTTGCAGATCGTGAAAAGATCAATAAGAATTATACAAAAGGACTTAATCGCAAAATGAAATATGCAGAAGCTCATTTACTTCACCTTGCAGACATGATTTCTGCTGGCAAATCTCTCTGGGAAGAAATCTTTTAACACTTATTATTTCTATAGGAGTCAAAAATGACAGAAGCCGATATCATGATTCGAAGGGATCAATTTACAGTAGCATTAGACAATCTTATTAATCAATATAAAGATTTATATAGCTTAAAAACTACTACAGGTAATGGCTGGATTATTGAACCTGTACGTAAAGTTTCTGATGAAGAAGTAGATGATTTAAGATTCTTTAGAGGATTGGAAGGTAAAACAATCCGTAGTAGATTCAACAAATATAATATGTATCTTTTACCAGAAGCTCGTTTTATCCTTCCAGGAAGAGATATGTACAAGCGCCCAAAAACAATGTGGTTTACAAAAAGGGCTAAGATGATGAGTAAGATTCGTGACAATTACGGAGACTTCGAACATATTGAACTTGGTTATAGCCCTGAAGATTTTAACGAGATGTGGGAAATAGTAGAAGACCCTAATGTATAAATTAATGATATGTGGTGGAAGAGATTTCGCAAATAAAGAATTGTGCTTCTCTTCCATCCAAAAATTCCTTGAAGAAGAAAACCTCGACTATTCTCATTTAATTATTTTAGAAGGAGAGTGCCCTACCGGAGCCGATTCCTTCGCAAAAGAATTCGCTTTATCTCATAACATCCTCTTAGAAAAATACCCTGCAGATTGGAACAAATATGGAAAAGCTGCAGGCCCAATTCGAAATAAACAAATGGTTAAAGAATGCGATTGTTGTTTAGCCTTTTGGGACTATAAATCTAAAGGGACTAAAAGTTCAATAGATTTCTGTAAAGAACTTGAAAAGAAAGTTAAAATAATTCCATACATATAACAAACTTCCCGCCTATATTATTTTCATGAATATTATTGAAATCGTATCATTTATAACTTTATGGGTAGTTGTCGAAGCTGCCTTCTATTATCTATTGGCTTGCACGCTTTGGCTCAGTGACCATATAGAAGGAAAAGAAACCCCATTCAAAGAAATATGGACTGATTTCTTTTGGGATGAACGTACCAACAGATATGAAATATCTCAAGGAATCTTTAATTTGGTATTCAGTCCTCTTTATTTTGTAATGGCTTTTATTTTCTTAATCTTTGATTGCTTAAGAAAGCTTTTTGAACCTTTAACAAATAAAATGAAAAAATTAAACGAAGAAAGGGGAGTTGAATAATGAATTTATATTATGTTGACTTAAACGATTCTACAAAGATTTTTGATTTCAAAACAGGGGCGATTCCTAGAATTGGAGATATTTACTTAGCAGGAAATACTAAAGCTGATTTAACTAAAAGTCTTTACAAAGAAGAATACTATGTACTTTTAGATATAGATACCGAAAACGGATTCCACGTAGCCCCTTACAAAACTTTTAGTAACGAATTTAATAAAGATGTAAAAGATGATCTTTATGTAAAACTAGTACTACCTGTTTGCAAATATGAAAACCAAGAAGTTTTCTGGCATTATGTTAATAAGGATAATTCGCAGTTTTATGAAAAGTGTACAGTAAGTAGACCTTTTGGTACCATGATCCGGTGGGTAGAAAAGAATCAATATTCTAAAGATATAGACTTTGTAAAGAGAGATTGCTTAACAGAATCTCAATATAAAGCAAGAGGAGAAATAAAATAATGATGTACGAAGTTGTAGTATACAATTGGCTGGAACAGCAATACATGGATTTGCTTGAAAAGGGAATGCTGGAATTGAAAGCAAATTGGTTTAACAATCCGCCAAAATTTTTATTTAAGAAAGACCGTAAGCTTTACGAAACATTATTGGGAATGCTTACAGAGTGTTACTGGCAGGTAGAACCTAATGATATTGCAACCACTCCTTTCTTAAATTCTACTCAAAGAATGTTTGTTAATTTTGCAACAGTTGTTTTAGATTATGCAAATGAATGTGGTAGACTTACAGCCGGGCTCGATCCTCAAAAAGAAGAGGATAATAAAAAAGCAGGAGAAATTATTAATAATTTAAGATTATCTCGGGCAGCCCTTAAATACAAATTGACAAGAGGATTCTCTATTAAAAAGAGGTGGAAGTTCTTAAATCATTTTGGAATGTTTGAAGATGATGTTACTCATTCACCTAATCAGGAGGTTACAAAATAATTTTAAATCTTTTTTTGATTTCTTTCTCTGGCTTTTCTTTTCCAATCTTCTGATTTAGGTCTGGCACCTATTTGCCACCCTTTAGATAAATAGGTGTCCAACTCTTCCAAAGAAACCCCTTTATAAATACCATCTTTATGTACAATTTTACCTTCGAAATGTTTTCTTTTAGAAATACCATTTCTAAGGCTTTGATAATATTTTTGGGATTTACTATCCGGATCTGTATGGGACTTACTCATTTTTTGTTTAGTTTCTTCACTGGCTTTTCTTCTACCCTTAATGAAACCTTTACTTAAAAAGATCTCTAAATCTTTCTTATCTATCCTCCTTTCCTCATCAGTTAAAGGATTGTAAACAGCTATTTTACCAATTTGACCGTTGGAAGATGCTTTCTTTTTATGGGTTCTACCTTCTGAATACCCTTTATCTAAAAATTCTTTTAATTGATCTTTTTGAATCATTCTGTCTTCTAAATCATTGTGGACCCAAACAGAGTTTTTCCCTCTAATGGATAATTTTAATGCTTTTCTTTTTTTCTCCTCCTCTGTAGGTGTATACTTTCCTAAATTGGATTTATTCATAATTCTTCCGACTGTCCAGCCATCCTTTAAGAAATCATCTAATTCAAAATCCTTAACCATTTTAGAGTTTTTACCGTCGTTTATCCAAACCCTGTCTTTACTACGTTCACTACATGCTTTTTTCCAATCTTCACTTTCAAAAATTTTAACAAATTCTTTTCTTAAATATTCATAAAATTTACTACTCATTTTGAAATTATTTTCTTTTCTAATATGGTTAGAAGAATCCGAATAACATAGTCTATGGAAAGCCCAAACCATTTTCTTTTTATCTTCTCCTTTTGTAAATTTACAAAGTAAATAATGTGCTAGAAAATGTTCTCTTGCTGTAAGTAAAATCAAATTTTCTTTAGAGTTGTCTCCTCCTAAACTTCTAGGCTTAACATGGTGTTTTTTACATAATTTACATAATCATAATAATTTTTTTCGTAATTCATACTTTAATTAGTGCAAACATTTGTTACACACTAACATAATCAAATACTATAATATAATTATGCTAATTATTTTAGGAGGACATAAAAATGCAGTCAGAAAGAAATTATATTACTTCTGACTTACATTAAGTAAGTCACTTACTTCATAGCAATATTATAAAATACGCAGAACGAAAAGATTATCTCCCCTTTAATGATGAAAAATCTATACAAATGTCTTGGGATATTGTAAACTCAATTAACAAGCAAATTCCAGATGAGAAAGGAGTAATACTTTGGAATCTTGGGGATTTATTTTACGGTAAATTATTTGGAGAATGTACTCTCGATCAGTTGAAAGCTTTCATTGATGTAATGAAGGGTAATTACCGTCAGTTGAATATTGTTCTTGGAAACCATGATCGTCAATTCAATCATTTTAGAAAATCGAAAGAGGATTGGGATAAAATTGAACCTTTTGACAAGAATTCTTCTTTGGAAGATATTTTTAGATATCTTGGTTTTGATAAAGTTTATGATAGACCAATTCTTTACAAGGATAGTTTTATCTTAAGTCACGAACCTGTTTTCTTAAAAAAGAATTCTCAATTCATAAACATCCATGGCCATACCCATCAAATTCCCGTTGACGAATCTTACTTTACTTGGGATTTGGAAAATTACAGAATGGTAAGAAAAGCCTACAAAGATTCTGGAAGGGAAGTTCCACCTTTACAGCACAAAAAGAATTGGGAACAATTTGTAGTCGATCCTAAAATGTATAAAAATATTTGCTGGGACAATCCCGACTCCCCTTATAAAGTATTTGACTTGGATGAGTTGGTGAAAAAAGATAGAAATTCTTAAACCTGAAAACTCCTATATTATTATAGGAGGAAACAGAAATGGTACTTAACCCTTTACCAGTAAACAAACTAGTAAATAAAAAAGTTTATCATGTATACGATCCTAGTGCTCATACTTACTTTCCTGCTAAATGGGATTCTAAAAGTAAATATTTTGATACATTGATGGATCGTGTTTCTCCTTACCTTCAGAGATTGGCTCAGGTTCATTACTCTCCTATCAACAGAGAGCTTATAATGGATGAAGATATTCGCAAAACTTGTGGAGTACCTTGTTATGTCATAACGGAGGCTCAGTATGAATAATCCAATCCAAGTATTTGTAACGGCTTTTATGGATACTCATAAGGTTGCTTCAGTTTTTATTTTAATTGGAAGTGTAATATTTTTCCTTTTACTTGAAAACTGGAAGGAATGGTTTCCAAGGGGTAAAAAATAATGGAAATTATATTAGGAATTTTTATAGGATTCTTCATTGCTTGTATTGGCAGTGAATGCGCGAAACAATCTAATTGGGATAAATGGACTCTCAAAGAATTCAAACTCAAGCAGCTTGCTGAATTAAAAGAGTTTATGCTTTATAAAGCTGAAAAAGAAGCTGCTTCGAAAGAAGATGAAAAAGAGGAGGAAGAATAATGTTTTATGTAGTACAACTTCCAATGTCCCCAAACCCAAGCGATTTCCATGTTTGGAATCAAAGTGAATTAGATTTATGTTGCGGTGACGTAAAAGTAATTTGGAAAAATGAAGACGCAAACAAATGTTACAAATATATAAAAGAAGAAGCATGGAGTGATTTTTATTACAATGGCTTCTTCTCTGAAATCTTTCCTTCTATTGATGAAGTAGATATGTGCTATATTCAGCAAGCCTTTGAAGACGGTTATGATGATAACGGTTCAGATTATTTCTGGCCAAAGTATGAAAACGATGACCGTAAATTCGGAGAAGGTCCTAATAGTTTTGGGCAGCCAGATTATGTTACACTTGCACAAGCTTATACAGCAGGTTCAAATTATAAAACTCAAGGTTTCCCAAAATAAAAATAATTGGTTCACATCTTAAACTCCCACCTATATTGAATAAAAACAAATAAGGAGCACAAACTCAATTATGGATATCAGAATTAATATTGATCTAGAAAAGATTAATGAACTTAATGGAGATTCAACTCCATTTTTCAAGTACTTGAAGGATGTCTCTAAAAACAAAACTCCTGTAGTACTTAAAGGAACTAAACAGGATGGTTATTGGGAATGTTCATTGTATGAATGTGCTATTCCGGCCAGCCGTTTATCTTTTGTTAAGTTGCCAGCAGATGATGACGAAAATCCAATTGGAACAGAAACTTATATTTCTCTTACAACTAAGATTCTTTCTATGATGGAGAATGGAACAACTTTCGAATTTAAGGAAAGAAAGATTGTAATGAAGATTGGTTCTTTCAGAGCTGAAGATTCTTATACATCTTCTGTATCAGAAGTAGAAAGTCAGTTAAACGAATTCCTTTCTATTATTGAATCTAACGATGCAACTCCAAATATTGAATTGGACGTAGATAAGCAGTCTGCAATTGTAGACTATTTGGCAAACATGTCTTCTAATCCAGAAGCATCTATGTTTGTTGGAAACTCAATTACATTCCGCGATGATTCATTCTTCTTCAGAACTCCAAACAATGAAAAGTTTACAACTGATGGTTCAGAACTTTATGTAAACATGTACATGGCAAATAAGATTTTGCAGTACTTGGATTATTGCGATACAGTAAAACTTAAGTCCGGTCAGCATTTGCAGATTGTTGGTTATATTGGAGAGAATGAAGTTGTAAGAAACGTATCTGCAGTATTTGATGCACCAGATGAGAATCCAAGCGATGAAGACTTGGCAAGTATCACTCCAGATGAAAATACTTCTACAAAAGTAGAAGTTGATTTGAATGAATTGTTTACAACATTCGATGTTGTTGGTAGCAAGATTCAGACATTTATTGAAACAAGGAATTATGAAGTTAAACTTTATAAGAACGGTGAAGGTGTTTCATTTGAAATGTCGACAGGATCTGATGAAGCATCTACTTCAAAAGTAAATGTAAATGTAGGAAACGTTGCAGATGAAAATCCAAGCGATGATGTTTTCACTTCATTCGCAATTGCACTTCCTCTCAGATCTATTTGTAACATTGTAAAGGGAAATCAGTTGTTGACCTTTATATATGATGAAAATGTAGATAATGCGGTTGCTTTAAGATCAGGCGAAATTCAGATGTTGTCTGGTAAATTGTTGTAACCCTTATTTGTTTACTTAACCCTCTATGTGAATAGAGGGTTTTCTTTTGCCAAAAATAATTTACCTACTAATTTTTAAGAGGACGAAAATTATGGGAAGAACAATGAGACTTATAAGTTTTAACGAATTTCTTAAACAGAAAGGATATAAAGCAGAAGACCTTTCGAAAGAAGAAGTTTTTAGATACGGCCAAATTGCGATACTTGCAGGTATGGCAGATATATTAGGAGTCTCAATGACTTATAATGGTCTCGATTGGATTGAAGAAATTGCTAAAGAATTAAAAAAGTATAGAGATCAAGAAAAAGGTATCGATAATGTAACTTATGATAAACTATTTGGTACTTCAAAATTGGTCGCAGATGCAAAAGATTTAGACTATACTTTTGATGACATAAAATTATAGAAAATAATCGAAAACCCCTTTCTATACTTCTAAGGTACCGGCAAGTATGGCCGCGTAAAAGGAAAAGTTAAATGATTTATGATGCTCCTAGAATGACCGAAGAAGAATATAAAGAGTTCAAAAGCAAGTTTTATTATAAGCCAAATCCGCCACAGATTGAAGTAGATTGTCAAAATTACCAGTATGAAGTATTGGTAAAAAATAATTATAAAGTGTTAAAAGATTTCAAGAAAGCATTAGGAGAATATGCTAAGTCTATTCTTTTGAAAATGCTGTCTGGAGGAAACGATTATATTGATGGCGCTATCGTAGAAGGCATGGCAGATACTGCAGCTGAAAACTTCTTAAAGAGATACTTCAGAAATGATGAACCTGCAGTAGGTGCTTCGTTCTATGGTATTCTTACTTTTAAGGTACGTGAAGTTCTATCAGAATATTTCAAAGGTACAAACGTTGACTCCAAGATGTCATTAAATGCAACTTGGGGAGATGATGAAAATTCTATTTCTAATGAAACCCGTCTTTCTTATAAAGAGTATTTGAAAGAACAAGGGGAAGAAATCGATTTAGATGAAGCAATCGATTATATTATGAATAGAGTAGATCGTACTTGCGAAGAACTTAAAAAAGTAGAAGAGTTGCATGATTATAAAAAACTCGATACAATGTTCCTTGAATATCTTTTATACATTTCTATGTTGCAGAAAAGTCGTCAAGATAAAAAAGTATCTGCAATTGCTACTACCGCCTATTCTTTAGTAGACCCTTATCAACAAGTCAATCAAGTTAAGTCTAATCATTTAAGAGGTGTATTAGAAAGTGCATTCTTGGATGTTAGTTATGACGAAGCTTGTTAAATCTTAAATCCGTATTTTTTCAAAGTTTCATTTACAGATTTTGGACCAAGAAGCTTAGTATTTCTCCATTCTGTAGATGGAGCTAATTCTACATCATATTTTGTTAGCATGGCTATACAAGCTGCCACTGTATCTGCAACGTCCTTTGCATTTGTTCCTAACATAGAATCTTCCCAACTTGTATTTGAAGATTCGTTAGTTATCTTTCCTTTAAAGTGATCAATCTTTACAGAACCTGTATCTCTCTTAGACCAATGCAAAGATCTTAAATTATTCTTAAAGAAAATGTTCTTTCCACAAACCAATCTTTCGTGAGTTACATAATCAATTAAAGTTTGATAAGGACCGTTATCCTTATCTACAGAAATATATTCGATAGGTATTTTCTTTCTCTTCAAATACTGTTTAGTAGATTCAGATTGGAAAGTATCGAAGTTTACATATGCAATATTCATACCGGCATATTCTATTAAAGCCATAATAAAGTCCTTTATAGCATCAAGGTTAATTCTTCCACCTTTTGGAATAATAGCTAAAGTGAAATCTACTACACAAATATTATGTGTAGTCACTCCATCTTTTTCTTTTTCAAACTCCCAGTGACATACAGATAAACCTGTTGCGTCTCCTGTCAATGACTGGTCGACAGATAATACGCGTTTAGCATGAGGCTCTCTATAAAACATGTAATTGCCGTTAAAGTTTATAAACAATTTATCTTTAATTTGATTCCATATTAAATCTTTAGGTTCATAGGCGGCATCCGCTACAATAGAAGTATAAATATTTTTCAAATCGTTGTCAAAGATATTTTCTACTACAGCACCGGCTTGGAAAATTCTATCAGAAGAACCTGCAGGAATACCTGCCCAGTCTCTTAAGAATTCAATTGGGTTCTGCATTGCAAGAGACATTAATTGTGTAGTACCTTTTGCAGTAACATCCAATCTTGGACACCATACTAAGTCTAATGGATCATATAATTGAGCTTCTACTTCAGATTTCAAACACTTAGGAGGTTCATTTTTTCCGCCTTTATAACATTGGAAACCTACATCCCAGTTGTGTATTTCTTCGCCATTCTTATCAAAGAAGCCAGGGAACTCATTCTTAAAATAATCCCACTTGGCACCTAATACGCAATACCATTTTGGATCATAAATTGCTTCTTCCCAAATCCATTTATCAATTGGAGACTCTAATGAGAAAGGAGAAGAGTCGATAATATATCTTCCTAAGAAGTGTCCACCCATACGAGAGTCAACACGTTGACAGGCTTTATCAAAGAATCTTTTAATTTGTTCTTTTGTCCAACCGTTTTGTTCCCACCATGCCAACTCAGTAAATACTGCTGCAATAATCGTGTTTCCTAACAAGTGACCTTCAGTAGACATCATCTTCAACTGAAGATTATTTCTAAACAACATACGAGCAGATCCACGACCTGCAGTTGAATAAATGATTTTATTACAGCCTGGATCAAGTTTATCTGCATTAACTACGTCTTCACGGTGAGGTACTTTTTCAAAAATAGGACTCTGCTCAATAAACTGTTCAAGTGGTGTACCTAACAAGTCCCATACTTTATTCAAAGAATATGCAGCTAAGGCAATACAATAAGAAGTCATTGCCGAATGACCTAATACTTTATAAGGTTCTCGCATGAAACAGAATTGCAAGATTGTATAAGCTACAATTAAGTTAGAAAGTAAAGATTTACCCCATCCAATTGAAGTTGACAAAGCCAACCCTCGTTTTGGATTTAATGGACTTGGATCGCAGAACTCTACGAATGCTTTTTTAACGTTAGGCCACAAACCTTCAGACTGAGGACCTATCCATTCATAAGTTAAAAATTCTTCAGGTGTAGGTGGCTTTCTTTTATACATCAACCTCCATCCATCTGAAGCTAATGTATTTGCATAATCTCCTAATTTGGAATTTGAATTTGCATAAAACTCTAAAGCGGCTTTTAAGTTATCTACGTTAATAGATTGAATCTCTGGCATGGCCAAAGCCTTTGGATCCCCTGCAAGTGCATCAAGCAGGATGTCCAAAAACTGGTCATCCATTCTCATATATTTATTAGGATCGTATTTCTTTAAGTCTGTCAGCATCTATTCTAAGAACACTCCTATTTTATTTAGACACAGACCTGTATTTTTAGCGATACCAACTCTTATATAAATATCTTCTACTGGAATAGGCTTTCTACCAAATGTAATTCTTCTGAATTTAGCATCTCCGTGACCAGGATATAAACAAGGTTCATCAGGAGTGAATTCGGCTTGGAAGAATACTGGAACTGGAGAATTACCATTAGATAAATTAACATTCTGCAATTCTTGAGAACGAGGCATTACTTGTAAAGTAACTCCTTTCAATGTACCGTCTAAGTTAGAAACTTCTGGCAATGTAGTATCCCAATCAAGTGCAATTGTAAATCCGCAAATGTCTTTAATCTCTCCTAAAGAATATTTGAACATTACGTAACGGTATTCTTCATCTTCTATTGGAGTACCATTCTTATCATTAGGCTGATAATTATTTGCTTCCAAATCATTATTTAATTTGTTCAAATATAAATCTTTCTTAGGGAATTGATAACCAATTCCTTCATCGTCTAACCAAGCTAATTCATTGCATGCATTGATAGAATCTTTCTTAACATAAGGTGCACCGAAATCGTTTGCACCTGTACCGAATGTTGGATTGACTCCTACACCTGGCTGTACTTGTAATTCCATCATTTCATTTGGTTGACAAACATACAAATCTTTTATATCTAAGATTGTTGTTTCAGGAACGTCATATCCAAAGTTCGAACAACTTGCTTTTACTTCCAGCTCATCTACAGCATCTATATCTAATTCGATAGGAATTGCAAATTGTACTGTAAGGTCAAATGCACCTTCTTCCCTATTTACTAAATCCAAGTACTGGCTTGTAATTTCTACAGGAAGTTCTACTTCTCCAAATCTTGCGGTCATTTCAACTTTTGCATCTTTAGAAATTGACTTATACTTTGTAAAGTTGTTAATCTTGAATTGACCTACTACAGAAGTTCCATTAGGTATAAATCCTATACCACCAGTTCTGTTTGAGTTCATTAAGTTGTTCAAAGCTGCAATATTTACTTCAGTCGATACGCAAGGATTAATGATAGTCTCTGACATATCATAGAATTTTCTTTCTTCAAATTCTAATGTTAAAGACTCTCCTTCCAATTCAGGTATTTTCAATACAGTTGCGTCAGCTACTAAATCGTATTGAGAGAATCTAATAGAGTGATTGAATGCATAACCTTCAATCAACCCCATATTTAATAATCCATTAATCTCAGTTGCTAATATCTTAGTAGGGGCTCTAAATCCTAATTTGTATTTTTCATAAGGATCAAACTTTTCAATATTGAATTCATTATCTGCCAAAACAGATTTTGTAAAATCTAATACATCTACAGTAGATTCTAATCCAGAATAGAAGCAACATTCAAGTGGCAAATAATCGTGCACGCCGGTTTGAGAAATAGCTACTACACCTAAACCTGCATCATAAGCATATTTTGGAGCATCAGTTACATATTGACTCAACTGTCCTAAATCGATTTCAATATATTCTGTTAATGGAGAAGTTGTTTTCTCTACATCAATTGTTGGTTGAATTTTTCTAATAGTAGTTGGTCTATCAGGATAGAAGTTTAACAACTGTTCATTTATAAGTCTAATAGCTTCTGCTAAAGTCTTATAATCTAATCTCAATAAACCTGTACCACCATCATCTACAGACCAATGTACGTTTACACCATCTTTTACAGGTGCCATTTCTGGTAATCTGGAATATACAGGATCGAGATAAGCTCTATCAATCTTTTCCCATTTATCAAATTGATGATCTGCTCCTGGAACTGCACCACTCCAATAAGCAATGATTGTATATATTGCATCCCATTTATCCAATGGCAAATCATTCTCTGCATGAGTTTCGCCATACCAACCATCTATCATGGTTGGTCTTAAAGCAAACTTACCATCTACCGTTTCAAATATAGATTCTGCCCAATCTTTAGATTCATCATTGGCGGCCTCTAAGATTAAACGACCTACTGTACCTGCCTTACCATTTAAGTAATCTTCTTTAGTAAGGTAATGGGTATAAAGATTATTATAAGAAGTTGCATCACTTCTTACTGCAGTACCTAATACATTAAATGTATATTCTCCAATCTTAATCTGAGTTACAGTTCTATAAGGGACAACTCCCTCTCTATCTCCTGTAAATACTCCTTCAATATATTCAACTGGATAAGATTCTACAAAATGGAAGTTACCTTCAGATTTGTATAAGTCAACTTTATTCTCGAAGAAAGCTACTGTACTTAAATCATTAAACTTCTTATTCTTATCACTGTACTGTTTACAAGAAGAGAATACAGCTGTCTTTCCATAATCTTTAGAGTATTGTAAAAAAGTATTTTTATCTTCTTTTACAGGGGACATTCCATTCAAAGGCTGAACTGTAATATTGTCTCTTACTAACTCTTTATTTCTTCCTCCATATACAATCCAGTCACCTGCAGTAAATTCAACTCCGTCAATTGCTCTTTGTGGGTAGCAAGGATCGTCATCTTTATGAGAAGCAGCTACAATGAAGAACCATCCTCTTTGTAAGTCAGAGATCGGA